TCATAATCAAACCACTTTAGTCCTATTATAAATAGGAGGTATTTAATTATGCCATACATTTATAAAATTATTAATGACATTAATGGGAAAATTTATATTGGCAAAACTGCTTTTACTATTGAACGCCGCTGGAAAGAACATTGTAAAGACGCAAAACGATCATCAAAAGAGCATCGTCCATTATATTCTGCTATGAATAAATATGGAATTGAAAATTTTCATATTGAAATAGTAGAAGAATGTGCCTTAGAAGAACTAGATGAAAAAGAACGTTTTTGGATTGAAAGTTATAATTCATTTTCTAATGGTTATAATGCCACTTTTGGCGGTGATGGTAAACCTTATGCTAATTATGAATTAATTATTAATTTATGGAATGAAGGGTATAGTAAAAAATCTATTAAAGAAATTACTGGATATTGTGATTCAACAGTATCTCAAGCTCTAAAAAATATTCCATCACAAGAGCGAATATTAAGAGGTTATCAAACTATGCAACATTTGTATAGTAAACCTGTTAAACAATTGTTAAAAGATGGCACATTAATTAAAGTATATTCTTCAGCACGAGAGGCAGCAGAAGCTACTGGTTGCCGCAGTAATCATATCCAAGAAGTGTGTAATGGAAAACGTAAAACTACTGGTGGATATAAATGGGAATATATGATATATGATAAACATAACGCATAATATTTATAAACATTTACTATTTCGGAGTAATCGCCAAAATCGAATCAGCCGTGCGGCTGGCTTAAAGCCGCAATATGCTCGGTTAGTGCAAAGGTAAGCACATCGGGCTTTCAATCCGGTGATTGGGGTTCAAGTCCCCAACCGAGTGCCAAAATAAAGTCAAGTATATTAATACTTGACTTTTTTCTTTTTTTCTGCTATAATATAATTGTAGAAATAGATACAGTGAGGTGCAATATGAAAGCAGCTGTTTACGCAGGAACACGAAATGTATATGAAGATATGATACCTTCTATGAAATCTCTTCTTATACATTCTGATGTTGATAAAATATATTTTTTAATTGAAGATGATGAATTTCCTTATGAATTACCGCCTGAAGTGGAATGTATAAATGTAAGTAATCAACAGTGGTTTAAGCTTGATGGACCAAACATAAATAATAGATGTAGTTATATGGTCTTATTACGAGTGGCTTTTTCAAAATTATTTCCAGAATTAGATAGAATATTAACTATTGATAATGATACAATAGTACGTGAAAATATATCAAATTTATGGGATATTAATTTAGAAAATTATTATATTGCCGGCTGTGCCGAACCTAAAAAAACTAATAATAGTTTTTTATACATTAATATGGGTTTAGCCATGATTAATTTAAAGAAAATACGAGAAGATTGTGTAGATGATAAAATGATACAAGCTTTAAACGAGCATTATTTTATTGAAGCTGAACAAAGTTGTATTAATTTATTTTGTAAAGACCATATTTTAGAAATTTCTAGTGAATATAATGACAATAATTATACAAAGAAAAATAATAGTAAACAAAAAATAGTACATTATGCGCAAGTAAAAAATTGGAGAACATTACCATTAGTATTAAAATATAAAAATGCACCTATAAAACGTAATATTCCTGATAATTATAATCTGGACATTATAGTACCTTCTTATAATGATTTTGAAGGATTAGATCGTACTTTAAAATCATTATATTATGAAGATTTACCACAAATTTCCATAACTGTAATTGATGATTGTTCTGATAATTTTGATTTAAATGAAATTAAAGAAGCATATCCTAATATTAATTTTATAAAATTAGAAAAAAATAGTGGTCCTGGTGCCGCAAGACAAAAAGGTATAGAATTAACCAATAATCCATATCTTATGTTTATTGATGCTGGAGATTATATTATTTCTAAAATTTGTTTAATTGACATTTTAGATACTATTAAAAATAAAAGTAAAAATTATATATTTTCTTGGGCTTGGATAAATGGAGAATATAATACTTATTTTAATGATATAAATTTATTACCAGAAAAGGTCTTTAAACGAGAATTTTTAGAATTATATAATATTAAATTTAATACAACACCAGAATGTTCTTATTCCAATGAAGATCGTAGTTTTTTAGGAATTTGTAATTTGGTTTTAGATAATTTAAAATTATCAGAAAAAACTTCTTATTATTTTTCTTCAGAATTACCCATTTATTATAGAGTTTTTCGTGAAGATAGCTTAACTCATCAAAAAGAATTTTATCTTACTACTCATATTAAAGGGCTTTGTTATAATATGATATATTTAACAAAAGAATGTGAACATAATGGAGTTAATAAAGTATTAATCGCAAAAACATTAGCAAAAATAATGATAACATTATATAGTGAATTGTTATCTGCTTCAAAAAAGAATTCAGAATACTTATCAGAAAATTTATCAGCAATTAAATTGTTCTACAAAGAAGCATTTAAAACTTATGAATATGTAAATAAAAATCAATTACTACAATTATTTTCTTTAAATATTAAAAATTTATTAAAATTAACAAGCCCATCTTTTCCTAATATTAATATATATAAATTTATGGATATTTTAAAGGAGGAATAATATGCTAGATATAATTATTCCTACTTATAAAAATAAAGAAGGCTTGCGGCGAACTTTATCTTCAATAGATTTTTCATTACAACCAGAAATAACCATTACCGTTATAGACGATTGTTCTGAAATATACTATAATGATATATTAGAAGAACATCCTGGACTTCAAATATTTTATTTATCAAAAAATAGTGGTCCCGGGAATGCGCGACAATATGGTATAGAAATGACTAATCAACCTTATTTAACTTTTATAGATACAGATGATATGTTTCTTAATAAAAATGTATTTCCCACAGTATTAAATACAATTAAAGAAAACCCCAACGATGTTATGTTTACTTGGCAATATAAAATAGGCGATAAAATTAGTAAAGAAACAAATAATCGTATGCATGGGCGCGTTTATAAAAGAGAATTTATAGACCAATATAATATATCATTTTGTCCAGAAGCGAGTTTTACAAATGAAGATATAGGGTTTAATCGTTTATGTCGAATGATTATACGAGATAAGGGTTTGCCGCAAAAAGTATTTAAAGATCCTATTATTAATTATATAAAAAATGAAAATTCAATTACTAATTTTAATAAAGGGGAATTTTTCTTTTGCCAACAAAACACAGGATTATCGTTAAACACCATACATACTTTAAATATTGCTGAAAAAAATAATCTTTCCATTAATATTATACTAGAAGAATTAAATAGCATAATGGCAAGTTTATATTATACTTTTTTGTGTACTGCTTATGAAAGACCAGAATTTTTACAAGAGGCTTGGGAAGGCGCCCGATTATTTTATTATAACGCCTTTTTAAAATATGTAGAAATAAATAATCCTGAAATAATTATGAAGTGTTATAGCCCATTTATTAAACGCATTTATATGCGGGCAAAAAAATGGAAGAATTTTCAAACTTTAAATTATACACGGTTTTTACAAGATTTAAGAAAATATGAAAAACCTCCTATGTATTATTTATTTGACAATAAATAAAAATTATAGTATAATAATTATAGTAAGAGGAAAGGAGCAAATCATTTATGGAAGAATTTGATGATTTTCTGATTGGACCTCAAAGTGATGAATTTGGAAATGATTGGTATACTTATGAAGAGGAGATTCATATAGATGAATCTCCTCAAAAAAGAAAAAACGATTGGCACCATGCCAAGCGCAACTATAGACTTTTGCGTACGATATGGGGCGAAAAATTTCTAAAATATTTTAAGCCCATTCATTACTATTCAAAAACTAAGCCAGAAGTTTACTATCAGCGACGAAATAAAACCAATAATAAAGGCAAGCATCGTAATGCCTATGGAAATTATAATCCTTCTAAAAACTGGTCGCCCGCAGATAAACGTAAGATTCAAAATGGTGAAAATCAATTAAAAGAATTATTTGACACCGAATAAAAATTATGCTATAATATTTATAGAAACAAGGAAAGGAAATAGAAATATGGGCTATTATACTCGTTATTCTCTTGAAGTGCGCGGTATTAAAGACGCACAAGAACATGCTGTTTTGCGCGAAATGATTGATGAATTTTTATGTTTTCAACAAGATGAATTCGCGCTTTACGAATCAGAAGCTTATTTTTATCCTGATGATGAGGCTAAGTGGTATAGCCATGAAAACGATATGCTTCGTTTATCTAAATTCTTTCCTGATATGACTTTTTGTCTTGAAGGTATAGGCGAAGATCGTGAAGATATGTGGCGTAAATATTTTCATAATGGTATAGTGGACTATTGTCCCGCCCATATTGCTTATCCTAGCCCTACAAAAATTGAATGGAACGATTAATACAAGAAAGGATGATAATTGTGCGTAAGACCTCTTGTACTGTATTCTCTTCTTCTTGGAGCCGCCGTGAACAGGCTGAAAAGCTTGATGAATGGCAGAATTAGACGCCAGAGTCCACCCTCTGGGCTTTATAAGGGAAATTGCGGTCAATTGCGCGCGTCACCGCATTGCTATGAAGCAACTACTCTTCTGGTATGGAGCAAGTGTAGAGCAGATACGGGTTGGGGGTTATCCGCAAACCAGAAAATAAAACCCCAATTTTATTAGCGAGGTATAAACATTATGGCAACCTTTCATCTCTCTCCACCTTGGGTAATTTTTTACCGTGAGGTAGCCGCCCTATTCAAGTATGATGCTGAAGTGCATGTAGTATATGATGAGGCCGAAAATCATATTAAACTATATGTTGATGATCCAGATAAGGCGGAAGCGCTTACTCGTCTTATGCCCACTTCTAAATCTTTCGGCAATATCACTGTGAAGATTTCTGTTGTTCCTGCTAATGCATCTGAAATTGATCTATCTGCCGCAAGTGTAGAAGAACTATTTGATGTTGCGTTTGATGGCAACGGTGCATATGCTTTTAGTAAGTCTATTACTGGCATTTATGCGCCTAATCTGACCTATATTGTATGGAGAAAGCAAGTAGTTCAGTATTGGACAGATGATCTAGGTGATTATTATGGCCAGACTTCTACTCTCTATCAGAATATCGCAAAGGATATTTTTGGTGAAACTGAAGGCGTATTTTTCTCTACTGATATTGAAGACCCAGTATTTGAGAATATAAACAGCCCTCTAGGTGAGTGGCCATAATAAATATGGGTGCTACGGACCCCGACACACCGGGACGGGACTTGGACGAAGCGTCAATTGTGTTGGGCTTAGCGTAACGGTCGGGCAGTAGTTAAATGGAGTTCGAGGAACAGCCCATATGTTGCGGCGAACAACAATAAAAATCGCTAGTAGCCCAGATACTTACTTTAAGGGTTTCTGCCGCGCTAATCTTGGTATCGGATTGCGGTTGTCTTAACAGGCCGGGTTGGCGCAGCGAGGCTGAGACGCATCAGACTTAAAATCTGACACAGATTCACGATCACATCATCGGTTCGATCCCGATACCCGGCACCAATAATTAAATATGGGAAGCGGACGGTTTGGCCACCGAAACGAGATAAGAGTGCCCTAACACTCAGCCAATTATTATACTTTAGGGAGTTGATAATATGGTCGGAATTTATAAAATTACTAATAAATTAAATAATAAATGTTATATTGGTCAAAGTGTTGATATTAAAATTCGTTGGTTACAGCATATTTATGAAGGAAAAAGAAATAATCCGCAAGGTAAATTATATCGTGCTATTTTTGATGAAGGAATCGAAAATTTTTCTTTTGAAGTGATTGAAGAATGTCCTTTAGATGAAAAGATACTAAATGAAAAAGAACGTTATTGGATTGAGTATTATAACTCTTTCGAAGAAGGTTATAATTCCACTAAAGGCGGGCAGGGCGAAGATAGTTGGATTTATGACCCAACTTTAATTCGAACACTTTGGGATGAAGGATACTCTAGTGGTGAAATTAAGAAAATTGTTGGATGTTCTAAGTCTACAATAAATAATCGTTTAAAAGGATATAAAGATTTTAATACTTTTACTTCTCATCAACGTAGTTGTGGGCACAATGCTCCATTTAGACAATTTTTAACAATGTCTGACGAACAATTAAAATACTTTGGAAAAATAATTAAAGTATACCAGTATTCTTTATCAGGAGAATATATTACTTCTTTTCCAAGTCTTGAAGACGCGGCAAAAGCCGTAAATGGAAAGTGTCCTGAAAATATAGGTAGGCTATTAAGAAAAACAACTAATCAAAAATCTGCCTATGGTTATCAATGGTCAAAAGAAAAAGTTGATAAATTATCACCAGTGCCAGTTCATCTTGGGAAGTTGATTCGTTGTATAGAAACTGGACAGATATTTCACTCAACAAGAGAAGCCGCAAATTGGTGCGGTTTAAAAAGTTGTAGCCCTATTAAAGATTATCTCGCAAGAAGAGGTTACAAATCCGCAGGTAAGCATCCAGAAACCAATGAAAAACTCCATTGGGAGTATATTGAATAAATAATAGGACTACTGTTCTTACTTCATACGTCCTATATAAACTGATTAGAAGTAATATGGCTTGGGTAAGAGAACCCTGTAAGTAGTTGGTAGTGGAACAATAACCATTATGGCCCCTTGGGTTAAGGAGAACGGCACATCCGGCGGATTCAAAATCCGTACCTTTTCCGAGTTCAAATCTCGGAGGGGCTACCATTTGACTCCCTTCTAAAATTATGTTGTAATTATTCCAGAAAGGATGAGAGAAATGTATATTTGTCCTATCTGTAATAGAGGATACAAAAATCCCGACGATGTAGCAAAACATTCACTTCAATGCTGGCGAGAACATAACCCCAACCATGAATCAAAACATGCTCCATGTAAAACTACAACAGAAAGAGAGGTTAGCGAAGACGTGGTCAACTTCTTCGCTCTGTTTAATCAATGCAAGAAGTAATGTTAAAGACACACTTGATCTGCACTGGAATTGCCAATGAGTTCTTTGTGAAATGGTGCGGCAAAATGGCTAATGTGCGGCCGCTACTTAAAAATGATTTGCCTGTTTTTGTAGTGGTTGGTTCTGATGGTAGAATGGAACTTAATACCATTGATATTAAAAGTATTGAAAGGTGCGCGAAAAGTGTTAGTCATCCGCGTGGTAGAGAAGCATTTACAAGCGATTGCGCGCGAATATACATCGTAGAAGAAGATGGAACAGAAACTTTAATGGGTAAAGTATTTCACAATCATGTAAAACAATATCAACAAATGTATGATAGATTTGAATATATTTGACTTTCTTCTAAAATTATAGTATAATAATTATAGTAAAGGGAAAAGGAAATATTTAAATGGATATTTACGAACTTGATCGCGCTATTTATGATCTAATGGAAAAAGTCAGATTCCATGACGCAACACAGCAAGAAAAAGAATTTCTTTATAATGTAGCTCATGATATTGGAGAACTATTTATAGAGGTTAATTATTATGAGTGAGTTTTGTAAAGCGTGTTTTCTTCAAATTTTCGGCCCGGTAGACGATGATGAAGTAATTATTGAATCTGAAGAACCTTGGCTATGCGAAGGCTGTGGAGAATGGGTTCCAATTGTTGATATAATTCAAAAGAAAAATACTTGACTTTTAGCAGAAAATCTGTTATAATAAATATATAAGAAAAATTGTGTAGTGAGTATAAAGCCATATGAAATGTGCCACATGTACAAACTGCAACGTTAAAGGCCGTACACCTTTGTTGTAGTGTGGCAGGAATTAGTAGTATAGTGTAGGAGGAAAGCACGCTCACCTAGTGTGGTGGGAAGGCATAAGTTCAAGTCTTATGTGCTACGACCAAACAGAAAATTCCTTAAAAGCATAGAGTATGAAAAAGCAGTTGAGCGATAAATTAGAATTTGTAGAATCCTACTGATACGATGTGCGCAATCAAGTCAGTCGCTGCTCCTAAAGGTGCAAGTCCTTTAGCACAATTTATATGTTTTAATGCTTAACAATAATAAATATGTAAGGCGGATACAGCAACATTTTAAATGCAACTTGTTAAATTGTAACATTAACCGCCTAGAATTTGTCTGAATAGTTTGCAATGATAACTTATCAGGCACCAGAAGTGCAGTTCGATTCTGCTCGGTGGTCGAGGATTGGTATGTTAGCAAGTTCACGTTCGATTCGTGCATTGATCGTCTTGCCGGACGATTTTCTTGGTAGAACAAAGACTCATCTTAATAATCAGATGTAAAATGATTATACGGCGCGAGACTTGCAACAATAATCGCCTACCGCCGATAAGTCGCGTTAACATTCGTTTGTTAGCTACGCTGGGAAAACGCGACTTTAAAATATAAGGAAGCCAGGTTAGCAACACTAACCGTATGTAGTGATTGTCGTAACTATCACATTCTAGGAGTCCTGACACTGTTATTGGACTTAATACTCAATGGATATGCGCGCGAAACAAATCCTAGAATGTTATGGCATCATGTAGAAAGCCTTCTCGCGGCGATGCTGTTTAAACTAATTTCTACAACAAATATTTGACTTCTTCTGAAAATTATGCTATAATAATTACAGAAACAAGGAAAGGAAGTAGATACCCTATTTAATAAAATGGTTGAACCAAGTGAAGAAGAGCTAACCACTCTGCTTGGGATACTCGAACAACAGCCTGCCACATAACTGGGATACTGGTTATAGTGCGGTCGCAAAATCAGTAATGATTAGCGATAGAGGGAAACCCGAATGTTAAGAGTATGCGCTTGGTTATCCGCTAACAAAAACTTGGCTCCTCGCGGCGTCATAATAGAAGGTGGGCGTTAAAAGCGTGACCTGAATCCAAGTTAGGCGTTTTAGATGTGGCTGGCTACCACCGCAAACCTTGGAAATGCCAACAAGACGCTTGATGTCGTTGAAACCTAGAAATAGGATATAAGCGAGGTTCACAGAAAAAGTAGCCCAAAGCGATAATGATTCTAATAGATTTGATTAGAGTTATTGTGGTGCTGAATGGTTTGGGTGAAATTTGAGAGTAAGCAGTCTCTCCGTTGCTCGCCGAAAGGCAGGGTGAAGAAGTCCGGAATTGCTACCCGTGGCTCAGCCTTCATCTTCAACGTGGTTGAATATGTTAGAAGGATAATACAAGTATGACGAAGGTCACAACGATTTTATTAAATAGGGTATTTGCCCTAAGTTACTAGGGAGCGAATATGCAGTATATAGTCCTACTGCCGCAGATGGAAACGGCAACTAAACGTAGGTGGGATACACTAGTAACTTTATGGCTCGTTAGCTCAGTCGGTAGAGCGTTTGCCTGTTAAGCAAAATGTCCGCGGTTCGAGTCCGCGACGGGCCTCCATCACGATAGCAAATAGTGAATAAACGGATGTGCGGTTGGCTGACCTTAAAGCTATTTCATAAAAGGAGTAATAAATATGGGATTAGATAATGGCATTATAGTTCGCTCCAATCGTCGTGAAATTACGCGCGAAATGCTGCCTGATGAAATTGCATATCCTTTTGGTAGCGACTATGGTAGCGGAGTAGAAATTCTTTATTGGCGTAAAAATTGGGGTCTACGTGATAAAGTGCTTGATGCGCTTGTGGTTGGTAGTGAAAATGAGGAAAAGGGTTATTACCTAATTGATACTTCTACTAAGGTTTTTGAACTCATTAAAATTATTGTTTCTTTTATGAATAAAGAGACTTGGGAAGAAGATGGTGATTCAATTTGGGATTATGATGAAATACTTCCCATTCTCCAGCGTGATATTATAAACCTAGCAATCATTGCTTCGTTTATGAAAAATAATCCGGATGTTTATCTAATATTTTATGACTCATATTGAGTCATTAGGCTCACACAGCAATAGTGATTTAATATATGCGTGGAATATAAAACGAGCCTAGTTATAACGGGGTGTAGCGCAACTTGGCAGCGCATATGCTTTGGGAGCATAGGGTTGTGCGTTCAAATCGCACCACCCCGACCACTTACTTACTGGGTCTGGAGGCTTTCCCGCTGAAAAGCCTCCTCCTTTCTGGTTTGACTTTTTCTATAATTTCTGATATAATAAATATATCAAGAAAGGGAAGGATAAATATTATGAACAAAAAGGAACTTACTGCCACCGCTACCAAGGCTGAATTTGTAAAGTCAATTTATAATTGGCTTATGAAAACTCTGGAAGCCAATGATTTTTCAGAATATAAAGAATGCTTTCAAATTGAAGGTTCTAGTATTATGTGTAATTTGCCTGATAATTACTTCAACCTCTATACTATCCCACATGGCACTAAAATTGAAATGAAGTTTATTACAAAGAAATCTTAAAATTAAAGCCGTTACAGCAAACTTTTACGGATAAATTATTTTGTTAGAAACAAGATGAGAGATGGTTCAAGTCCATCATTAAAACGGCTTTGTTATGCTCCTATAGTTTAATTGGCAAAATAATTGCCTTGTAAGCAATAGTTGGCGGATCGTTGCCGTCTGGGAGCTTTTGAAAGGAGTTTTATGAAAATCTATACTTCCTATTTCGCGCAAATGCGTAACTTTCCACCTAATCTTGTAGGGCTATCCACTGCTGTTTGGAATCCTAAGTGGTTACGAGAAGGTAGAAGTCAAAACGGTATTATTTGGTTAGATATTCCACCTCTAAAACCTGACGCTAGTTGTGAAGGGCTGTGCAATGGTAAATGTAGTCCTAAGCATCCCTATGATTGCGCTTTTTTATGTGCGTATAAAAGGCAATTAAATGTTATTAATTTTGACGAAATTATCACCAAACTTCAACATTTGCGCGAAAAGATTTGCGCAAGTGAAGGATTTCAAGATGTAGATTTTGCTTTATTAGTGTATGAGAAATATGATAATCTTTGTTCCGAACGCTGGCCTTTACAGCAGTGGTTTAAAGAACATGGCATGGAGATTGATGAATGGAAGAAATAAATAATTATACATGGATTGAGATGCTACCTTCTGGATGGAAGGAACTAGCGCGCAAAATGATACAAGAATGCGAAGCAATTGACCCAACATATTACATTTGTGATTTGAAGGAAAAATGGGGGACTCTTGATATAATTGCTAGTTGTAATATGAAGTATTGGCGTGAAATAGATGAAATTGAAAATAGATATGAGTCATTAAGTGCGCGCACTTGCTGTGTTTGTGGACAACCTGCTGTAAAATACTCTACCGGTTGGATATTACCTTGGTGCGATAATTGTGGAAAGGACGAGGAAAAATATTATAAAAGATTTGATATGCGCCATTAGCTCAGTTGGTAGAGCACTTGACTTGGGGACTGCAAGCGCATTGAAGTAGAGGAACGGACTGATAATGCCAGTGCAATTCTGGCGGTCTCCACCATTAATCAAGGAGTCCGCGGTTCAAACCCGCGATGGCGCACCAATTATAATATGCGGTATTAGCGTAGAGGCCGAACGCGGGAGTTTGCTAAACTCTGTCGACCTTAGATGGTCCGAAGGTTCGAATCCTTCATACCGCGCCAGTTGTGGAATGTAGGGTTAGAAGCACCCATCATTTAAAGAGTCTTTAATTTCTCTATCTGTGCGAAATGTATCGTGGGCTACATTTGTTATAATGACCTACGAGTATGATGTGCGGATAGGAAATAGAAATGTGAAGTTTGGCGTAAAAGCACACCACATCACGGGAGTATCGCCCCTGCTCTTAGCAGGTGATAGTTGGGTGGCGATATAGCATTGAGATGTTAGAGGGGACAATAATGCAAATGAGCTGGCCAGAGTAGCGTGCAGAAAGCTCATTAAACACGGGGTTACTACATAGCTCATCTGCCATGTGTAGAAGGAGCGGAAAAGTCGCTTCGCGACTTTGTATCATGCGGTGGCGGAATAGGTAGACGCTTATACTAATAAGCAGGATTATGGCACGTTACCAGAAGTGGTCTAAAGTCGGTCATTGGAATATCCTGTATGTAAGGTGTAAATCCTTACCCGCATCAATAGACTTGCCCGCGCCTCTGATTCAAGCGTACCACGGGGAGCACGCGGCCACAGCGGTTAAAGTGGCATATGCAGGTGTGATGTAGCGGTAGCATGATAGCCTTCCAAGCTGTTCGGGCGGGTTCAAATCCCGTCACTTGCTCTATATAGGCGTGTAGCCAAGTGGTTAAGGCACATGGCTTTGACCCATGCATTCGCTGGTTCAAATCCAGCCACGCCTGCCAATTTTAGACGCCATTGTGCCACAACAACAGCAATTATTTTGTAGCTCCATTTTATTTTTATTTATAAGGCGTCTAGTATAAAGGAGAAAATATGAAAATGAAACGAGGAACCGACCATTCTTGGGAAGTGCGAAAATATCTTGGTAATATAGCATTATATGCGCACTGTAATTGTGGCTTCGAGTATTGTTGCTCTTCAAATGAAAGAAATGAAGATGGTACTTGGAGTTTTCGACAAGCTATTACTAAAACGTGGTGTTATTGTCCTAATTGCGGCGCTCGTAAGAAATGGTATAATGAAGTTCCTCGTAAAATGTTCTAGGAGGTATTCGGAATGGATAAAGTTGAGGAATTTATTAATCGAAGATTTCAATTAGACTGCGACTGGCTGGAGGAAAATTGTTACTACTTCGCGCGCATTCTCAAAATGCGGTTTAAGGGAGAAATTTGGTATGACCTTGTAGAAGGACATTTCCTTTTCCGCACCTTTGATAAGTTTTACGATTGGTCTGGTTGGCGCGAAGAATATGATTTAAGTGAACCATCTTCTGTAGATAATTTGGTTAAGTGGTCAGATTATAAGCGAGTAGACCCGGTGCATTACGACAGAATTGTGAGGGACGTTATAGAATGAGTAGATTTTTGAAGAATATTAAGGATTTGGAAGCGTTTAGGGCGGCAGTTGCCCAATGTAAAGGCGATGTAATTCTACGCAAGAATGATGGTTCAGAGGAATTTAATATGAAGTCTGAACTTTCCGCGTTTATTGCTTGGGGAAAGTTAGCAGATACACATGGAGATCAGTATGAGGTTTTTTGTATGAATCCTGCTGATGAAGGGAATCTGTTAAAGTATTTCTTTGAGAGATAAGTTAATATATGTTAAAAATACGTCCGCGTTTGCGGGCGTATTTTTGTATGGGGTGAGGAAATGGGAAATTCAATAAAAAAAATTTTAAACCCTAATAAATATTTTAATGATACTAATAATAAATTTTATGATTTTACAATTGCTCCTGGAACACGATTCTTTTTTTTTAAATCTTTAATTGAAAAAGCGCAAGTTAGTAAAGGAGCCGCTAGAGTTTTAAATCGAGCCTATGATGTAATTAATTTTAATGGAAAAAATTCTAATACTAATGAAAACGATTTTTTAGCAGCAACGCAAGCAAGCATTCAATTATTATATAATTTATATCAATTTGAATTAAATAATGAAATAAATTTATTTAATGAAAAAATTGTTCCTTTATTAAATGATGAATATTCTGAATATAAAGATTGCTATACTACAAATAAGGTAGATTATACCAAATTTATGACATTATTAAAAAAACTTGAAGCTGATGAGCATGAAGCTTTTCAATTATTAAAGAATATGCAAACAACCATGCACAACTTTAATAATAACGCAAATGAATATATAGAATACAATAATATTTTATCAGAAACTGAAATATTACAACAAAGAAGAGATATAGTAATAAATGGACGTCAAACCAATAAAAAAACTATTAGCCATTTAGCTAACTCTATGGCGGATGCTTTAAATGATTATGTGACGAGAAATGACTTATCTGATATTTCACAAAAATCTTATGATTTTATACGACAAAATGTTATAAGTATGCTATTATCTAATCAAACAGTTAGACAATTATCTATTACAGAAGAAAATGCTTTAATTAGTAATTTATTTTCTAAATTAAAAGCAATTGCTACTGAGACTAAAAAAAAAGATGATGATACTTATGAACAGTTAATTGTAAATTTAAAACAAGTATTAGAAGAAATAGAAAAAGACCAAGATAAAAAAACACAAATTATTAATCAATTATTAAATTATAGTAAACAACTAATAAATGCAGGCGATTTACTACAAGTCCAAGGATTACAAATGGAAAGATTAATAAATAGATTAACATCTTCTGCTTTTACACAAGCACAAGACCGTATTTTTGGTTTTAATAAAAATATCCGTAAAAAAATTTCTCAATTAAATCCAGAAGATAAAGAATTAAAAAATTTGATTAATAATCCAATAATTCATATTAAAGATGAAAAAGGTAATATCATTGCACATGAAAAATTTAATATTTTAAAAAAGGAGCATTTACAATTTTATATTCGTCATCTTAAAAATGCCTTCGCACCCGATGAGGATATTTCAACTGATGAATTAATTAAAAAAATTGACACACTATTAAAAAGTCACAAACAACGTAAAGAAATTTTAACCATTCAAACAGAAGGTCGTTCTGCCAATTTTCTTAGTTTTTTATCTGATGCAGTTGTATCACATCTTGATGGATGGTTAAATGGTAAAAACGATGCAACTTTTTATACTTATGGAAAAGCACTATATGATAGAAATAAATTATCTCCAGCTACAATAAAAACAATTGATGATGCATTAACCACTATTTTAGAACAAACAGATACACAATTTAATCAAAGATATACTATTTTATTACAACAAAATAATAGAAAAAGTAATAGTTTTAATGCTAGATTACAATTACAAGCAGTTAATGATAGTGAAGACACTACATTATCACAAATTCAACAAGAATTACAAAAACATCAATTAAAGCTTCACTCAGCTCGGGATATTTTTCAAATTGATTCCTCAGTTAAATTCGCTGAAACATTTATTAATAAAGAGGGGTTTCATGGAGGTAGTTTAGGTGCTGATGTAGAAGAACAAATTGATAATATAAATTTTATGTTGGAAACTGGAGGCATCACCCCAATTGATGCGCGGTTTCTTTTATCGGCAGTTTTAAATGCTGGAGAAGGTATGATCGGTGCTAATCAACGTCCCGCTTTGGAAAATTATTTTTCTACAATTGCTTCTATGTTAATGTTTCGCACTGGTGGAAAATTAATAGAACAATGGTATTTACAAGCTAAAACCGGTTATAAAGTAGGCACAAGTAAAATTCATATTTATACATTCAATACCGTTTATGTGCCAGAATCTTTTCTTTTATTAAAAACATATGAAGCTTTAAATAAATGTAATAATTTATTAACTGAATCATTAAGTAATAATGGTTCAAAAGCTTTTATATATAATCCAGTTTCTGAAGCGGATAAAGTAATGATTAATTTTTACTCTCAAACAAAAGAAACTGATCTTATAATTCCTAGCTGGGAAGAAACCAGCAAAGAAAATTATCCTAAAGTAAAAATAGAAATGGCCCTAATGGGAGGTTTTTTAGATATGTTAGATGATATAATTAAAAACTTTAATTCATCTATGTCTTAATAATTAATATATCACTTTAAAATTCTTTATAAGAGGTGACACCCAATGGGAACGCAAGCCCAACAAATTTGGGAGTGGATAGGTAAAAACCTTTGGCAAATACTAGTCTTTGGTTCTCTGTTCATTCAAATATCTCCAATTAAAATCAATCCTTGGTCTGCCATATTTAAATGGATTGGCAAAATGATTGTAGGCGAGGCTTGCGGCAAAATAGATGATCTAGTAAAAAAAATTAACGGCCTTGAAGCCGAAGTCAAAGAAAATGAAAAAGACCGTATTCGCTGGGAGATTCTTGATTTTGCCAATTCTTGCCATAACGGTAGAAAACATACTCGCGATGAATATAGGCATATAGATAAATTAAATCGTAAATATATTCGCCTATTAGAACAAACTCACGACAGTAACGGCGAGTTTGAAGCCGAATATCAATATATCCAAGAACTATATGCCGAAAGAATTAGAAAGAATGATTTTTTAGAAAACAGGGAAGGTGTTTCAGATGACTAACTTTAAAAAATGGATCGCGGCCGCAGGGGTCCGCGCAATTAAAACCGTTGCTCAAACAGCAGTAGCAACAATAGGAACAAGCGCAGTAATTTCTGAAGTTAATTGGGCAATAGTTGCTTCTGCTTCTGTATTAGCTGGTATTCTTAGTTTACTAACCAGTATTGCTGGACTACCAGAACTCGAAGTCGAGGAAGAGGCATAATGCCTCTTTCTTGACTTTTTTTTTATTTTATAGTATAATAATAGAAAGAAGATAAGGAGGATATTCTGTGGAAAGACGAAGTAAAGAAAAGCTAATACCACTCGAAATTTATACTGATGGTTCACTAAAAAGAATGGGACAACAATCTACTTTTGGCGGCTGGGCATTTTATGCTTTGCGCGAAGGAAACGACTTTTATCACAAGTCAGGTAGTGTACCTATGACAACCAACCAACGTATGGAATTAATGGCTATTCTTGAAGCATTAAAGTATGCCCAGAGTGTCCGACAAAAGGGAGAAAAAGTAATTATTTATAGTGACTCTGCTTACGCAATTAATTGTTATGTTCAAGAGTGGTATAATAATTGGCGCACAAATGGCTGGCAAAACTCTAAAAAGCAGCCAGTAGCAAATCAAGACTTGTGGATGGCTATTGTTCCATTCTTTGATAATTTTTGGTATGATTTTCGTAAGGTAGAAGGGCATACTGGCGTATATTGGAATGAACAATGCGATAAACTCGCGCAATTAGAAGCAGAAACACTAAAAATACATTGGCGAGGTTAATATGTTAGATTATAGTATTTATGAAGTAACTCGCGGCGATTATAAAGGGTTTGTTCAACAACTTAAACCAGAATGCCGTGAAGTAAAAGTTGAAGAAATAGGTACCACTCATACTGCTACCAAAATTTATAGTAAAAAAACTGGAAAATGTCTATGTAGTCGTATCTCTTATACGGCTAACTATGGAGAAAAGGAACCAGAAAAATATTATATTTTTGAAATGCCCGATGATGATGAGAGAGGACCTGCTGTTCCATTTGTTAATCTACAATTGGAAACCAAGGAAGAAGTTCAAGCATTTTTTGACTTCCTAGCACAACAAAATAAGGAGAAAAATAATGATTGAAATATTTGAAGATATACCAGTAGCAATTAAACAAACCATCGCGCAAATTATAGATGCGACTTTTAATTCAATGGAACCCAAAGCCGCAGCAGAGTTAATTATGGACTTCTCAAAAGATATGCCTGATAGAACGAGAGATTTTGTAGATTTCTATTTCAATTTAAAAATGGAGCAATTAAACGATGAAAACAATTCTAATTAGTGGTAAAGCTGGTCATGGTAAAGATACCGTTGCTCAATTAATGAAAGAAGAACTAGAACAGCAGGGAGAAAAAGTTCTAATTATTAAATTTGGTGATCCTGTAAAATGGTTCGCGCGCGAATATTATAATTGGAATGGCGAAAAAGATGAAAAGGGTCGTAGTCTTCTTCAATATATTGGCACAGAAATGATGCGCACTTATAATAAATATTATTGGGGCGTTATTGTTAGTGAGTTTGTAGCGGCTAATGAAGATTTTACTATCGCCCTCATCCCCGATTGGCGTTTTCTTTCTGAAGAATATTGTATTCGTGATGATGTAGAAAATTACTATACATTAAGAGTAGAACGTCCCGGATATAAGAATCCTAATATGACAGAAGCACAACTTAATCATATTAGTGAAACCGAATTAGATAATTATTCTTTTGATTATACCATTTGGAACGATAGCACAATGAATGATTTGCGCGAAAAAGTAAAAGCATCTCTTGACTATTTCAAAAACATGTGATATAATAAAAGAAAAAGGAGAAAATAATGACTAATAATGAATGGTTTGTAAGCGAGCCAATGCGATATTGGGCGCCCACCAGTTCTATGCCCGCAGAAGTAAAGCGTCAGCATCTGGAACAGATGATAGCAAGCGGTCAGTATATTTGGAGTCGTAAATATGATGGTAACTGGTCGCGCGCGGTTATTACACCCGAGCGTAATGCTCTACAAACTCGTGGTATTAGCAAGAAAACCGGCACTTATGGAGAGATACAAAATAAAGTGTTTTTCTGGGATGATGTAGTAAAAGCCTTTACAGACACCACAGTGATTCTTGGTGAAGTATACCTACCTGGCGGTATTGATAAAGACGTAGGCTCTATTTTGCGCTGTCTTGAACCCAAAGCCCAAGCACGTCAAAAGGATAAGAAACTAGAATGGCGAATTTTTGATGTTCTTGTGCTTGATGGCATTGATATGATGAATACTCCTGTTGAAGAACGAGTACGTTGTATCCCCGAAGTAGTCCACCGCATTAATAGCCCTCTCGTCATTGGAATTGATTATCATTATATGGACGAAGATTTCTTTGACGATTTAAATAATATTTTTGCCGCCGGTGGTGAAGGAGCAGTATGTTATAAACGCTCTTCTCTTTATATCCCCGGCAAGCGAGGTCCTTCTGCTTGGGAAACTTGTAAAGTAAAGCAAGAGATTTCTACTGATATAGATTGTTTTATTACGGGTGTTGAACCAGCACTACGCGATTACACCGGTAAAGATATTGGCTCATGGAATCTATGGGAAGATGAACGCACGGGAGAAAAACTAGTGGGCGAATTATATGGTGAGTATCGTGAAGGCCGCGCTATTCGCCCAGTTTCAAAAGGGTATTTTTATAATTGGCCCGGCGCTATTTATACGAGCGTTTATAATAAAAATGATGAAATTATACCACTATGTAAGGTTGCTGGATTAACAGAAGATTTTAAAACCGAATTGCGCGATAATTTTGATGAGTGGTATATGTGTCCATTAACTATTGGAGGAATGATGGTATCTACTGCTCAAGCAGAAAGCGACGGAACTGGTATCTCAATTCGCCACCCTTATATTAAGAGTATTAGAAAGAATGATATTGACCCAAAAGATTGTACTTTGGAAAAAATTCTTTCTTAATATAAAATTAAAAGTTGTCCCTCCGACAACGAGGAGGATTTAATGAGTGACCTAGAATTTTTGGGTTTTGCTAACGAGGTTAGTCCTCTTGACCCAGTAATGTATCAATATTTTAATCAATTATTAAATAAACGAACTATTATTTTAAATTCAGAAATTGATGAAAGTATTTTAGAAACTGTTGTCCTACCATTAAAGGACTTTGAAAACGATGACAATAAGGAACCAATTACCCTTATTTTAAACACGCCGGGCGGTTCAGTTGCTGATGGCTTGATGCTATGTAATGTCATAGATAATTATAAACATCCGTTAGAAATAATTGTGCCTTCTTATTCATGTAGCATGGGAACAATTATTCTATGTTCCGGCAATAAAAATCCAAATATTACAAAAAAGGCATACCCTTTTTCATTCGCTTTATTTCATAGCGGCCAAACTTATGTTGGAGGAGAATCTACATCAGTCGATGATGTTATTGATTTTAATCGCGCCGTCGATAACAAAATACGAGAATATGTAATTAATAATACAAAAATTACTGATGAATTATACACGGCTCATCATAGAAAACAGTGGTATTTAACCGCAGAAGAAATGCTAAAATATGGATTAATTGATGAAATTATCGGGGCGTGATACAAGTGATTACTTTTCTCGACACAAGCGCTGTGCTAAACGGCGCTTTATCTATTGATAGTTATAATACATATATAAGTCCTATCGTATTAAAGGAATTGGAAAATTTAAAAACAAATGGTAAAGACAATATAAAATTTCTTGCGCGCAACGCTATACGCGACATCATTCAGCAAGAAGTCGCTATGCCAACTATTAGTCAAAAAGAAATTAAAAAATTATTTAAAAAATATAATTTTCTTATGGATATTAATGACCATAAGATATTATGCGAAGCGGTATTATTAAATCAACAAGAACAAGTAACCTTTATTACCAGCGATTATTCACAATATTTATTTGCTTTGTCTTTAAAATTAAAAGCAATTTATTATAATCCAGATAATAATAAAAAACAAGAAGAATATTGCGGTTGGCGCAAATTTACGCCAACTGAAGAAGAATTAATTTCTCTATATTCTACACCCAATAATAATATCTTATCTGCCAATATAAACGAATATTGTGAAATATATGAAAATGAAGAATTAAAAGATATTTTGCGCTGGACTGGTGAAAAATATACTGCTTTGAAATGGAATAATTTTAAAAATAATTTTTTAAATAAGAAAATCCAACCTTATAACCTAGAACAAAAAATGGCATTTGACATGCTACAAAATCCTGATATAGCAGTAAAGATTTTAATAGGGAATCCAGGCACTGGTAAAGATTATTTAATGCTTTTACATGCGCTTGACCTCATTCAAAAAGGAATTATGAATAAAATTATTTTTGTTCGTAATTTAGTGCCATTTAAGGATGCGCCAGAAATTGGATTTTTGGCTGGTGATTTACAATCTAAAATTGCTTGGGGTCTTGGGCCTTTAAGCAGTATTTTAGGTGAAGAAGGATTAAACCAGTATATTGAAGAAGGGGTTATTGAAGCAGTTAATCTTGGATTTATTCGTGGCTGTTCTTGGGACAAAACAATTATTTATGTATCAGAAGGACAAAATATTACTGGTGGCGGTTATAAATTATTAGTTAGCCGCTGCGGGCAAGGCAGCCAATTGTGGGTAAATGGTGACATTTTACAAACCGATGAAAAAGAATTTGAAAACCATAATGGTCTTTTACGTTTAAGTAATTCTTTAAAGAATAACCCATTAGCTGGAACAATTAAATTAATAAAAACAGAGCGTAGCCAAGTCGCAGATTTAGCTAAAATTATATGAGGGAGAGAAATCTCCCTCTTTATTTTTTGACTTTTTTTAAATTTTATGTTATAATTAGATGAAGAAAGAAAAGGAGAGTATGAATATGGCGTGGGAAATGGCAGAACAACTTGATTATACTCCTGTAACTAATCTTTGGGAGCAGTTCACAGAAGCGGAAATGAATGGTTTAGAAGCGGTTGATATTCTAGCAGAGGACGCATTTGAATTGTATAAAAATGATATTGTATGTTTAACTGAATTCATTATGGTCATTAATCATAAGTGTTGGTATTGGTTCGAACATAATGACAATCAAGTAGGCCGATTTTATAGTGATTTATACTATGAATTTGATGAAAAGGCAATTAATTACATAGAAAACAATATGGGCGATGAAGCAATTTCTTATTACTTCAAAACGCTAGATTAAGGAGGGATAATGTGAAAATTTATTTAGCTGGCTCTATATTTTATCATGGTGATGTTTTACGGAATACAGAGTGGGCCGCAAAAATTCGCGCGGCAATACCTAATGTAGATTTATATAGTCCTATTGAAAATACTGCTATTAACGGCGCAGAAGGCAAGAAAAAGTTTGCCGGCTCTCAAGAAATTGCTAATGGAGACAATATAAGACTAAATAACACTGATATTCTAGTTGCCTGTATTGATGGTGATATTCTACCTGCAGGCACTTGTGCTGAAATTGGTAAGTTCCACGAAAAAATTGAGCGTGGGGACCATAAATATATTGTAGGTATTTGTACCGATAATCGTCAAATGTATTTAACTCATAGTGAAGCAAAAAACGTAGGCGGTGCTGCCGCTCTTGGAGAACAGCAATATAGTTATCAAAACTTATATGTAACTGGTCTAATTAAACAGGGTGGCATTTTAGTATCTAATATTGAAGACGCCATTGCTTTTATTAAAGAAAAGGAGAATGAATTTAAAAATGAACAGTGAAATGCTTTATAATATTAATGACACACTTCCTCGCCGTAGGTTAATTGTCGCGGCCTTGCAGCAAGTAATTGCTTGCTTTGTAGCAACTATTCTTATTCCGCAGATTTGCGGCGTTCCTATTGCTCCCGCAATGGTTGGCGCAGGTCTAGGTACAATAATTTATCAACTATTTACTCGTAGTCAAAGTCCGATGTTCATCAGTTCTTCCGGCGCATTTGTTGCCGCGGTTATTGGAGCATTGGCACTTGGCACGACCCAAAACTTTACTGCAGTAGCTATTGGCGGCATTATTGTAGGTATGGTATATTGTGCAGTCGGTATTGCTATTAATCACTTTGGTACTGGTTGGGTAAATAAGTTACTTCCACCTGTAGTAATTGGTCCTGTTGTAGCGGTTATTGGTCTTAATCTTGCTACTTTTCTACCAACTTATTTTCAAGTCAATGGTCAATATAGCCTAATTGGACTTGGGTTTGGTATGTTAACTCTTGTAGTTACAGCACTTATTTCTCATTATGGAAAAGGTTTTATTAGAAATCTTCCTTTCTTATTTGCTATCCTTATTGTCTACATCATTGCGAGTATTACCACCGCAATTCATCATATACCAATTGTTAATTTTGCAGCATTTGATAATATGAAACTAATTCATCTACCAAATTTTAGTTTCTTCCATATTAATTTTGCTGACTTTAATTGGCACTTACTACCACAAATCTTACTACTTTTCCTACCTCTTTCTCTTGTAACTATCGCAGAGCATATTAGTGACCATAAAGCTTTAAGTGCAGTTATTGGAACTGATTTAACTCAAAACCCCGGCTTAGGAAATACAATTATTGGCGATGGTATTGCTTCTACAGTAGGATGTTTTATTGGCGCTTTACCTAATACTAGTTATGGCGAAAGCGTTGGCACCACCGGTTTTAGTAAAATTTGCTCTAAATATGTAATTACACTCGCTGCTATTATTATGGCAATTGCTGGTTTCTTTGGGCCTCTACAAGCTTTCCTCGTATCAATTCCTTCTTGTATCTTTGGCGGATGCGCGGCTGTTCTTTATGGCTACATTACATTATCTGGTATTCGTACCATTAAAGATAGTGGAATTGATTTAAATAATAATAAGAATGTTACTATTCTTGCTTCTGTTTTGACTCTTGGTGTAAGCGGTGTAGTATGTAATTTTGGTGTTGTCAGTTTTGGCACTACCGCCCTTGCAATGATTGTAGGTATTGCACTAAATCTAATTCTTAAAGATAATTCTGGCGAATTAAAGGAGAATTAATATGACACAATTTCTTGAAAATCGGTTCCATATTACCGAACGCAGTTCAACTATTGGCCGTGAAATTATGGGCGGTCTTGTTACTTTTATGGCTATGGCATATATCATTTTTGTTAATCCTTCTATTTTAGGAGCAACAGGAATGGATTATACTGCTCTCACACTTGCGACTTGTATTAGTGCGGCAATTGGTACGCTTCTTACTGCATTTATGGCTAATGTGCCTTTTGCGCAAGCTCCTGGGCTTGGCATTAATGCCCTATTTACCTATACACTTTGTATGAAGATTGGTTATAGCTGGCAGCAATGCTTGGGTATGACTTTTATTAGTGGTCTAATATTCTTATTTATTACTCTGTCTCCACTACGTAATAAAATTATTGAAGCTATCCCCGCACAACTAAAACGCGCAATTAGTGTTGGTATTGGTATGTTTATTGCGTTAATTGGACTTATTAATGCAGGCATAGTAACAGCAAATGATAATTTACTTGATTTAGGTCCAATTACACACGGCGCTCCACTTCTTGCTCTTATTGGGTTATTAATTACAGCAATTTTGCTTGTCTTTAAAGTACGTGGTGCTATTTTATATGCTATTTTAGCCACAACTATTATTGGTATTCCAATGGGAGTAACTGATACTGCTGTAAGTTTCAATTTTTCCAGTCTAACTCTTGCTCCAACTTTCTTTAAGCTTTCATTTAGTGGTTTAGCTGCACTAGGACTATTTCCGTTAATTACTTCCATCTTGACTCTTTGTATGTGTGATTGCTTCGATACAGTTGGCACATTAACCGGTTGTGCAGCTGGATGTGATATGCTAGACGAAGATGGCAATATGAAGAGCGAAGATATGTCAAAGGCACTTACTGCTGATGCTATTGCTACTTGCGCAGGCTCTCTACTTGGTACTAGCACAGTTACTACATTCGTAGAAAGTTCCACCGGTGTAGCCGCTGGCGCACGTACAGGGCTAGCTTCTGTAGTAACAGGATTTCTATTCTTACTTGCTTGTTTACTCGCGCCAATCGCAGGTATTATTCCTTCCGCCGCGACTGCTCCCGCTCTGATTATTGTCGGTGTCTTTATGATGAAGAATGTTATTCATATTGATTGGGAAGATATGGAAATTGCTATTCCTGCGTTCCTTACAATTGGTATGATGCCATTTGCTTATAGTATTAGTGATGGTATTGGTTTTGGACTAATTTCCTACACACTACTAAAGATTGTACGTGGTAAGTATAAGGAAATTCCAATTCTGATGTACATTCTTTCTACTTTATTTATAATTATGTATATGGTTAGTGGGGTTTAATACCTCACTAACTTTTAAGGAGAAAAATGAAAGTTTTAATTGCTTGCGAAGAATCACAACGCATTACAGTTGAAATGCGTAAATTAGGACATGAATGTTATTCATGTGATATAGATTTACCCAGTGGTAATCATCCAGAATGGCACATTCATCAAGATGTTTTACCACTATTAGACGGAGACTGCGAATTTGTTACAATGGATAATATTGTTCATAAAATAGAAGGGCAGTGGGATTTAATTATTGCTCATCCACCTTGTACTTATCTTACTGTATCTGGTAATAGGTGGTTTAATATAGAAAAGTATGGTGATAAAGCGCGTGAAAGATTAAAAATGCGTGAAGAGGCTTATGACTTTTTTATGCGGTTTATTAATGCTAAATGTGAACACATAGCAGTAGAGAATCCTATTGGCTATATGAATACACATTATCGTAAGCCAGATCAAATTATTCAACCTTGGCAGTTTGGTCATGGAGAAACCAAAGCCACTTGCCTCTGGTTAAAAAATTTACCATTACTACAACCAACTGATATTGTTAAGGGGCGCGAACAGCGTATTTGGAAAATGGGCCCTAGTGCTGATCGCGTTAAAGAGCGTAGTAAAACATACCCCGGTATAGCAAAAGCAATAGCTGAACAATGGGGTCATTTAAACTAACTCATCTTTGATGAGTTTATTATTGATAGTGGAGATGTGTGATTAAATGACACAAATGGAAGAATTAAATAAATTATTAATAAAATTTAAACTACAATTAAAGCAAAAAGGTATAACTCAACAAATCGCCGCAGAACAATTAAATATTACTCGCTCTCATTTAAATAAAGTAATTAATAAGCGTACTTCTCCATCTTTACAATTAATTCAAGCAATAGAACGATTTTGTGATAATAATATTTGACATTCTTAAATAAATATGATATAATAAAAAAAAGAATAAAAGGAGATAATAAATGAATATTCAAGGAGTATGTATTCTTTCTCAACAAACAATTTTTAGTCCAATGTGGTATGGTATTGCCGCATGGATAATTATGATGTGTCTTGCTTGTTTCTTTGGTTTACTTTGGTTAGACGGATGTGAAGAATGGGCTGGTCTCGTTTGTGGGATTTGCTTTGCGTTATTTATTATCTTTCTAGCTTTAACTTTTACTGAAAATGAAAAAAACCTTTTAAATCATCCATCTAAAATTAAATATACAATTGAAATAACCGATGATAACGCATGGAAAGAACTCGGTCCCAATTATACAGTAAAAGAAAAACCTTATGAGGTAAAAGAAATTTACATAATTGAAGGAGATTATATAAATGACAATACTTGAAACAATTCCAATTTTTGAAGTACCCGGAAATTATGATAATTTAGTATTAATTAGTTTAATTATAATGCTAATAAGTATATTTGTAGGAATTATAATGTATATGGATTTTTGTGGAACTGGTGGAATAATTTGTACTATTATCGCAGGTATAAGCGCAATAATTTTTATAATTAGTA